ACGAATACCTGGCGGCCTATTGCGGTTTCCCGAGGTCCGACACAAGCTCGGAGCCAAGCCTGACTACGCAGACGTATACCCTCTACCTGGACGGGCCGACCTGGGGCGATGCTCGCGTCCTGTCCCTCCCGGTGTTTCCCATTGTCACGATCACATCGATCTTCGATGACGTTGATCGGGTATATGGTGCCGCAACAGAGGTGTCCTCGTCCGACTGGGAACTCGACATCGCTCGGGGCCTGGTCCTCCTGAAGAACTCGAGCACACAGGGCCTATGGACCTCGTCGTGGCGGGCTCAGAAGGTGACAGCGACTCTCGGGTACACAGACGCCGCAGGCCACGTTCCGCAGATCCTCCGCCATGCAGGCGCGGAGTTGGTATGGCACTGGTTCCGCCTGATGCGAGAGCGGGGCCAGACCTCCGCCACGATCAACGGTGCCGGGGGTGGACTACGCGATCAGGAGGTCCCGCCCTACGTCCTCGAACTGGCCGCCCCCTTCCGGCTGCCGGGGTCGCTGCTGTGAGCATTACCCTCGAGGACTTCGAACGCCGCCTCGCAGAGGCCGGAGGCGGGGCTCTGCGGCGCCTCACCCGGGAGACGCTACAACGCGCAGCGAAGGAAGCGGAACGGGCCGCGAAGCTCCGAGTAACGGGCGGCAACCCGCTACACACCCGATCCGGCCGGCTCCGGTCTTCTATCCGTTCAGGCGTTCGGGGCGGAACAAAAGGCGGCCACAAGGGATCGATCGAGGGCTGGCTCCGGGCGGGCGGCCCCTCTCCGAAAGGCCAGGTCAAGTATGCCCGGATGCATGAATTCGGATCTAATGGGCCGATCACACCCAAGAAGGCCGACGGATGGCTCGCCATTCCGACGAAGGCCCAGAAGACCGGCGCGGGGGTGTCCAGGGGTGGACCTCGCACGGTTGAGGGTCTCTGGTTCCACAAGACACACCCGGATAAGGCGTATCTACTGAAGAAGATCGGCGGCAAGAATATCGCCCTCTTCCTCCTTCGAAAGTCCGTCACCGTCCCCGCTCGCCCGTTCCTGCGCCCCTCGATCGAGGAGGCCGCGGAAAACCTCCCGGCCGCCCTTGCGCCCTTACTCGCGAAGGCGTTGAAGGCTGATCTCTGATGGCTTCGACCCTCAAGACGATCCTGGCCCAGGTCCAGACGCAGATCAAGAACTCGAACGGATCGGGGGTCTACACCTACGATCTGTCCCCGGCGGGTCGGGTCGTGCGGGGTGTTGTGACGGATCCCCCGGTCGACTCTCCGGCGGTGGGCATCTTCCACCAGCAGACGACCACGACGCCGGGAGCCCGGCTCGGATACTGGGAGCGCACCACGACCGTCGGGATCCACGGCTGGATCGCCTCGGACGGAACCGAGGGGGACGCCGAGGACGCGGCGGCCGACCTCTTCAACGACATACTGCGCACCCTGGAGGCCGACAGGTCCCTGAGTTCGAACGTGCGGGACATCACGGCGGACGGGGTCTTCTTCGGCGGCGGATCGTATTCCCTCGACGGGTGGGGTATTGTGGCGATCGACTTGAAGATCAACTGGTCGCAGCAGGCGGGGGTTTAGGGTGTCCTGGTACGATCCCGCATGGAAGTTCCGGGCCTCGGTCTCCCTGGACAATACAGCCGGCAGCGCGTCCGCGACAGACTGGTCCCTGACGATCCCCGAGTCGTGGGATCACTTCTGGGACAACACCCTGGCGAACGGGTACGACGCCGTGATCACGGACCAGAGCGGCCGGACGAAGCTCGCCTTTGAGAGGCAGACCTGGACCCACGCGAATCAGGCGGGAGTCCTTCGGACGAACGACCACAGCCTCTCGACCACGAACATGTGCCACGCGTTTCTCTATTATGGGAACAGCTCGGCCTCTGTCGACCCGGTGGGGTCTGTCTCGATCTCCTCGGCTATCACGGGAGAGATCGAACTCGCTAACCCTCGGAGCGCCCGGCCTATGATCATCTGTCGGCCCGAGAGGCCAGGCAGGACGGCGCCGACGCCCCAGATCTCGAAGGCATCGACCGAGACGATCCATGTCTGGTGGGACCTCGCCGGGGCCCTACAGGGCCGCCGCACGGAGTCGAACGCACACCGGCTCCTCGAAGAGATCCGTAACGTGAAGATCACGGTCTACGACGGCGCGTCACAGCAGGCCGCGATGGTCTCGGCCACCAAGACCCGGATCGTGAACGGTCGCTTCGTAAAGACCCAATTAACCGCCGGATCGTCCGGCACCGACTACACCCCCCGGCTAACGGTGGAGACCACCGAGAACCGGATTCTGGACTTCCGCGCACTTCTCCAGGTTCGCGACGTCAACGAGGACTAAGCTATGGCCCTTCCATTCCACGGCAGAGGCGCCGCAGTCGGCGCGGCACAGGAGACCACCTACGGAACCGCCGTCTCTCCGAGGACCCACTGGCGGCAGACTGTCTCCAGTTCAGCATATCGGAAGGTGACACGGAACTATCGGCCCGGCCTGGTCGGGGTCGCTGCGGCCTATGCGAACCGATCCACGGTGTCCGGTGTGACGGAGTGCGGCGGGTCCTTCGAGCACGTCTTAACATACGAAGGCGCCGGCCTTCTTCTCTACCACGCCCTCGGGGATGCGTCCTCGACCGGCTCAGGCCCTTACGTTCACAGCTACACCCTCGGCGGTCTCCCGACAGGGCTTACTCTGGAGTTCATCGAGAGCGGGGACTCGGGTTCCGTGGCACAGGTAGCGGAGGGGTGCAAGATCAGCCGTATGTCTCTCCGGTGGGCGAGCCCTGGAGAGGTCGCACGGATGTCCTGCGACTTCCTCGCCGAGGACATCGCGGCGTATGCCGCAGCCTCGAGCGGTGGTAGCGCCCCTGCTTACGGTGCCGGCGGCCTGGACATGGTCGGTCACCAGCTCGGGGCCCTGTCCTGGAACGGGAACAATTACGATTTAGTGAGCCTCGAGATGATCATCGACAATCGCTTGACCCGGCGCTACAAGCTCGGATCGAGGCTGACGAAAGAGCCGACGAGGTCGGACTTCGTGGAGGTCACCTGGCGGGCCGAGGTCGAGTGGGAGAACAATAACGCCCACACGGACCTCCGGGCCGAGGTTCAGGGAGACGTGGCGGTGACGTCCACGGGAACAGGGAACCATGCCTGTACATTCACCCTCCAGAACGCCCAGCTCTGGGACGCTCCGAAGAGCGTTGACGGTCCCGGTCCGGGAACGCAGACCCTCGAATGGAGGGGGCTCTCGGACGGAACGGACGAGGGCTTTAAGATCGCCATGACGAACGACGACTCTGACAACATCGCGAACTAACAGGGGGGTGTATTGTGGCTGGTGTTCTTCACGCTCTCGCGACCGCAGCGATCAAGGAGGTCAACGCCGGGGGCGTAGACTGGCGGCTTCGCCGGGTTTCCTCTGCGGACCTTGCAAGGGCCCAGGCGGGCGCTCTCGCCCTTCTCCCGGTCGACCCGACCCCCACCAAGGCCAAGGGCAAGAAACAGAAGGAGGAGACAACCCAGGACTTCCTGCGGCGTGTTTCCCCGGAGGCCCTCGCACAGACGGCAGCTATGACCGATTCCATGGCGTGCGCAGCAGTGACCCACGCTCGGATCCCCGGCGGGGAGTGGGAGCCGGTAACCCTGGTTCCCCGGCGAGAGAAGGCGGACCCGGAGGCGGGCCGGCTGTGGGTGGGCGATCTTGCTATGGACGTCCGCTCGGCGCTCTTCCAGGCCGCGATGGCTCACTCGACGGAGGACGGGGAGGCGGTGGCACGCCTCGAGTCCTTTCGTGCGGGCGCCTGAGACACTGTTGATCCTCGATACTATCGCTCGAAGGTATGGAATCTTGCCCCATGACGTCCTGGAGTTGAGCCCGTATCAGTTGACGCTGGCGTGGCAGTGCTACCTCCAGGCGAACGCAACGATCGCGCAGCGGTTGAAGCAGTCCGACGGGATGATCTTTCCCGTCTTCGACATCGGGGGATAGGCCGTGGCGTCGAACACAATCGAGTACCTGATCAAGATCCGGGACGAGGCGTCGGCCGCCTTGAAGGATCTGGAGAAGGAAGCCGGCGGGGCGTCCGAGGGCCTCGGCAAAGTCGACAAGGGCACCCAGTCGATGACGGCGAGCATGGTCAAGGCCCAGGTTGTGATCGGCGCTGCGAAGATCGCGTTCCAGGGGTTGAAGGCCGCCACTGTAGACTTCGCCGCGGGCGCGATCCAAGTCGGCGCACAGATGGAGGGCTTCGAGGTCAAGCTTGAAACACTCCTCGGGAGTGCAGACGCGGCTTCGGAACGGATCGAACAACTATTTGAGATCGGGTCCACAACCCCCTTCGCCCTGGAGCAACTCGTAGCGGCAGAGGTCAAGTTGGAAGCCTTCGGCGTAACGGGTGATCGATCCCGCAATGCTGTGATGGATCTTGCGGCATTCATGGACGGAGATCTGATCGGTGCTGCCGATGCCGTCGGAAGGGCCTTCCAGGGCGGCGCAGGTGCTGCCGACATCCTGCGAGATCGTGGCGTTATGGCGATGGTCAAGCTCCAGGCAGGGATAGACCCAACGAAGCTAAGCCTTGAGGACTTCCGAGAGGCCCTGATCGATACCTTGACCGATCCAGACGGGAAGATCGCAGGAGGCACGGAGAAGCTCGCCGCCACGTTCGACGGGCTGATGTCGAACCTCTCGGACGCCTGGTTCGGGTTTCAAAAGGACGTGGGAGACGCGGAGCTGTTCGGTACAGCGAAGGACACGCTGAAATTAACCCTCGGACTCCTCGGGGATAATGCAAAAGTCACCCAGCAGTGGGCGACCATTGTGGGGACTGGGCTGTCTGCCGGTATGCTTCTGTTCGCAGAGGGGCTATCGAAAGCAGGACAGGGGATCCTTCTGTTGTTTAGTTCTCTTCAGGAGCTTGTGATCTTAGCTGTAAAGACCAGCGAAGAGATGAACAAGTTTCTGCCGGACTTTCTCGCAGTCGGGCAAGGACTCCCATCAATGGCCGCAGCAGAGGAGGCGCTACAACTCACGATCGACACGGCCGCCGCGCTGTCTGTGTTCGACAAGGAGGTCGACAAGCTCCAGGAAGACATCAACAGATTAGGCCAGATGAAAATCGGGGTTCCAGACAGGCCGACAGGCGGCGGCGGCGGCGGCGGCGGCGGCGGCGGCGAGGACATCACCTGGAAGTCCGAGGTGTCCGTCGAGGTCGAGCTTGCAGGGAAGCGAGCTGTTGACCCGCTCTCGAAGTCGATGCTTAAGCTCGCGGAGTCGACGGGGTCTCTCGAGGACGCCCTGGAGGAGGGGACACGGGCGGCAAAGGAAGAGCAGAGGTCGCAGGTAGGCGCCGCGATCGCCGGGATGGGCGCCGCGATGGTTAGCGCCTTGCAGGGGCTTCAGTCGCTCTCGAGGGGCAGCCTTCCAGGAAGGACGTGGTGGGGCCAGATGATCAACCTACTGGCCCAGTTCTCCGACCCGATCGACTGGGGCAAGCTCGAACAGACGATCCACGATGCCTTTATCGGGGCGGTGCGCCTGTTCTTCGACATGGACGCGATCTTCGCCGCCATCGTCGACGGTGTCGTCTTCGGGATCCGGGATGCGTTCGGACTTGGACAAGACCTCGACGAACAGGCACGAAGGGAGGAGCCGTCTGGCGGGGTTGCGATCGACACCGCGATCGCCTGGCTGAACCAGAAGCTCTCCTTCCAGACCGGCTCGAAGTTCGTAGACCGAACGGGCCTGGCCTTCCTGCACCGCGGCGAGCAGGTAACCCCCGCCGGAGGGGCGACCCCGTCTCGAGGGTTCGGCGGCGGCGGTTCGGGCGGCCTGGTGGTAAACGTGAACGCACCTCTCGGGATCGGACCCGGCACGGCCGAACAACTCGTCCGGGAACTGAACGCGATACTCGGCGCCCGCGGCCTTAATCTGTCCGTGGCTTAGGAGGGCGCGATGGGAAATTCTACGGTCTGGTGGTACCCCTACGACGGCGGGCGCCTCGAGGAGATCGACTTCGGAACCGAGGGGATCTCCAGTGTGATCGAGCTTCCTATGCGGGACGTCCGGGACAGCCACAGCATAGGGGGCGGCTTCCATCGAACCGTGCTCGGGGGCGGCCTCCGTGTTCGGCTGGTCCTGGAGCGCTTCTCGGGTCTCACGACGGCGGGGAAGACCCTACACAGACAGCTCGCGAGCCTCGAGGCCCACCTCCACCGGGGCGGGCTGATGGTCTTCTCTGCCGACCGGGACAACTCCTGGATCGGCTTCATGGAGTTCTCGACGCTCCCCCGACAGGGGACAGGGTTTCTCCACACCTCTGGGAATTTCCTAACGCAGTTCACCGGGACCGGGACAGCGGCGGCCCTGGCGGCTGGCGACGAGTTGGTCCTCGAGACCCCTAATCCCACGATGCACCGGGAGTTCCTGCTCGTGTCGTCCGAGTCCGGCGGGTCGATCACCCTGGACACCTCGGACGGTCAACAGGTCCG